CTTAAATGTTCCTATTACTTCTGCGTTATTTAAAAGTGTGGCAGAACCACTTGTAAGAATATTGCCAGTAAAAGTAGTGGCTTTGATTGTTAAAGTATTACCGCTAATCGCAAATGTAGAAGCTGCACTTGCGTCCACCACCACATCATAAGAACCTGCATCAATGGTGTCCCCGTCTCTTGACACTAATGGTGATGCTTCTCCTGTATAATTATCAACTAGGTAAGATTTTGCTATGTCGTAAAATTTCTGTGGAGTGTCTATTAAAGTATACGCATCTACAGTTGCCTTAGATGCTTCAGACACTACCAAATCTGGAGTCATTTTAACTGTGCTCTGCAAAGTATTGAGTCCAACTAAATCCTCTGCAAATCCAGTGATATTTTGGTTGTATGCAATAATTGAAAATGGAATTTCTGAATTTGAGTTGGTGCGAGAATCAGTAGTGATGGTTTTGTTAATGTAGTTGATTACCTCGACCAAAACATCTTCGTCCAAATTGCCAGTCTGGTTGACTCCACTGTAAATCTTGTCAGATCTATCATCTTGGCTTTTTGGTCCTAATGCTCTGTTGCCACTATCTAAATCTTTAGCGTGATACGAATAGTTTAATCCGTTACCATCCAAATCTTCCACCACTAAACTTATAGATCTGACGCATTTAAGATACATGAAATTATTTCTGCCAGTATCAAGCTCGACTCTTAATCTATCAGAGAACCCTTCAATCGTAATTGTCTCCCCATCTGCTTGGGTTCTAGTAACATTGATAATGTCAAAGCCATGCAAGTTTGGACTCGTGTCAAAGTTCTCGAAAGTCAGTGGTGGAAATGGCGAATTATAACTCTGGAATCCTCCTTTTTTAAATTTAAAGATTCCGACATTCCATCCGCTTTTTGTAAAGATTCTAGACTCTAAAGTTTCACCATCAAAAGTTAAATCGTAAATGTTTATTTTAGCATTACTCGTAGAATTAGAGGACTCGATTCTAAACTGAGATGTGTTTGTGTTGGATGATCCCTGTTTTGCAAGGTTATAAAAGATCCCACTATTGACTGTGACTGTTGCCCCATTTGCAGTTCGCAAAGTTGCAGTAGTACGAATTATTCCACCATTCCACAAGAATGTAGAACTACCTCCAAACGAAATTCCAAAGAAACGATACATCTGACCAGTCAAATTCTCATTTGGTAAATCAATACCCACTCCGACTGAGTATTTATCTTTTCCATTGGCAGTAGTTTTCACACCTAAATTCAATGTGCCTGTCACTGTAAGTGGATGTCCACTACCTGCATTGATCGCTTGCTTCATCACTTGCAAGGTCTCATAGGCAGGATCAATGCTTAGTGTTCCTTGGACCTCTAAGAAATGAGTGGATGCAATTGTATAAGTAGTGTGATTTCCACGAACTGTAGTAGTCACTCCTGTCACTCCATTCAGCCCACTAAGGTCAGTGTCAGTCCCTGTTTGCGTAATCTTGTTACTTGCTTCAGAAAAACTCATGCGTAGTCCTTTTCTATCGAATCTAAATCGCCACTGGTTGCATCGTAAGTAAGGGTCTGAGTTAAGACTGTATTTCCCCCAGAATCTGTGACCACGATGCCAGTCAGTGATCCAGATGTATAGGAAAGTGTCTTAGTCTTAACCAATGTTGCTTTAGTGCTATCAGTGTATGTAGTCACTGTGGACACATTACCACTAGCATCATATCCAATTTCCGAATAATCATCTGGGCCAGCGAGTCCTTGCAGACGAGAAGAAAACTCCTGTCCTACCTTGGCCCCGATCTGGCCCAGAATTGACATTACAGATTTGCTAAGAACTCAGTCTCAAAACTAGCGTAATCACCAAGCTCAACATTATTGACTAGCAAGCCAGCACCTGAGCCAACTTTTACAGTCTTGCCAGATGCAGATGCGTCAACAGATCCAGTGAGGTCACCAGTAACATCACCAGTTAGATCAGCTTCGATTGTTCCTGCTGAAAGATTCGCGTCACCTGTGCCTAAAAGAAGTTTAAATTTAGATACTGCATCATCCCAAGTCAAAGATGCTTTATCGGAACTAGATCCACGATTAATATTTATACCAGAAGTTTGTGCTGTCTCCGTACCATCTTCAGCTTTATTAAGCTCAAGAAAATTGTCAGACACTTCAACCGTCTGTGTATTAACAACAGTCATTTCTCCACTCACTTTGAGTGAGCCAAGTTCTGCTCTCGTTCCTTTAATTAAGCTAAAAACAGATGTACCATCCGCATAATTTGCGAGTGAAACTTTATCTGCTTTTGTGCTATCTAGTGATGCAATATCAGAAGCATTAGTAGATACATTTGTGTTTGTATTTCCTAAGCTTACTTTAGTTGCGTAGTTTGTGCTAAGATCAGTGCTTAAAGTATTGATCTGCGATCCTACTTTTTCACCAATTTTCCCCAGTATATCTGTTGCTGACATATATATTTTTCCTTATGTTAATGTTGAGTTTAAACCTAATTCAAATGTTACTTCATCCCCATATTCAGTTCGTAAAATATCCAACCCTGCATCATCGATGTAAGGCAGGTCATTCCACGAAAGAAAACCATCTCCTACTTTCATACGATTGTACCCACTACCAGACTGATCAATCTCAACCCCCACTTCACCTTGACGCAAGGCTGGGTTATTAGTTTGCCAGTTATTAGGGACATCTCTCCGTAAAATAATTCTGCGATATGCCATTATGCAAAACCTCCATCTAAATCGAATGCTTGCACATAAACAGTGTCCGAGAATCCTGCATCAATAGTAGCATCGAAAAATTCTGTCTCTGTTCGTGCTACCCATTTTGCTTGGGTAAGATCGTATTGTAAAATTGATAAGTCTTGTGGATTAGCATCATCCACATCATCCAGTTGTCTCAGAAATGTCCGTATGCTTGGACTGGTAATTGTACCAGTGACTGTAAGATCATTTGTAATCTGCACAGTGTCCATTGTGACATTGCCAACTAAGTCTGTTGGAACTGTTACTTCTGGGGTTACATTTCTGCGTAGAAGCTCAGGATTAAATTCAATCCCTACTGGAGCATTTTCTAAAGTAACTGTTGCCTTGTTAGCCATTACTCAAAATCCCCCACCGTGTTGCTAGTGTAAGATGCTTCTAAATGCACACTCTTATACTTTGCTGGTTGATACTCAGAAGTGACTTCTATGGATGTACTGTATCCACGCTTGCGTAAATTAAATCTAGCTATTGCGTCTCCTGCTGTAGAGAAAACTTCTTCCTTCACTGTAGTCGATTGATCTGGATCTACTGTATTCGCATCGACCTTCAATTTGGTCCCATTTGTGACTGTGTAAGAAATCGATCCAGATTTAAAATTCTTAATTCCTCTACTGCCCAGTAAATAATTTCTGGTTTTAAATTTGGTCACAAAATTGTAGGTGTCATCTCGCTGACTATCACTGTCTTCATACTTATATAGTGCTTGATTACTCAGCAGGTACATGTCATCACCCCAGCTTTCCATATCGATAATCCACTGACCTGAATTACTAAATGTATCCAGAGATATGAATGTACTTAGCAAGGAATCGTAGACCAAGATAGCATTGGGCTGGCTGGCACCATCGATAGGAATAGCAAAATAAACTTTATTCTTGTGGTAATGCACGACACTCTTGTCCAGTGCTGATGCATTTATTCTGTTGATTACAGGAGTGACAGGCTTGCTTAATGGTTCTTGGTCTAAGGTTACTTTACTAATTGCTAAACCAAGACCTTTTGCAGGATCTGACGAAGGAACTAGAACTTGTATGTTACCTTCATTGCTAATGAAATATATGTACGATCCATTCTGAACATATGCTTTACTTCCAGCTACTCCGTACTGTCTAGTGATTTCGAAATTTGTGGAACTTTCTCCAAGGAAGTGCGTACCATTTATGATATGAAGACTTTTGTTATTTAGGATAAGTGCTTGGTTTTCTGCGTAGGGAATAACCGCTAAAGTTTTATCATTTGTTCCCTTATTGCAGAAATAAGTGTTTAGATTGTCAAATTGGTTAGGCTCGAAAGTATCACTGAATGCCACAGTAGTGCTAGAGTCATCAGCTTTAGGAACAACTAAACGGTTGGCCATGTAATTACCAAATCCTGCATTTGGACAAACAAAGTCTACTGAACTATCAGCAGGAACACTACTGAACTCCACAGTGTTTTCTCCTGTTACACCTGACCACTCCCTTGGCCTTCTTCCTTCCGCAAACAAAAACAACTTCTCAAATGCCTGCACAGGTATTACTTGCTCACCGACATCGTAGATCAGGCCAGCCCCATAATTAGATACCAGTTCTCCTAAGCTATTATATAAGCTATACCGATTAATAATTATTAATTGCTCGTTGCCATCTGGATCAGAAAATAACTTCAAAGCATGTCCACGATTTGTATTAAATACCTTCGTCATTCCTTTCCTTGAAGAAATAACTCCTTCATCAATTCTGATGTTTTCTGCCAGTTGCAACATGCCTGCACCGAGCAAGGTTGGACTGGTGTGCATATCCAGCCCAGTAAAGCCCAGATCACCATCCTCTACATAAGGATCATCTAGCTGACCAAATGACCTATATCTTGCCATGCCGACCCTCCAGTAGCCTATCTAGTTTTGACTCAATATTGTCTAACCTTTTAAACAGACTTTCATTCTCAGCAGTGTTGCGAGCCATGTCTACTTCCAGCTTGTTAATTCTTTTATCGTGCTGGGTTAACGAATTGAATGCACCCTTCAAAATAAATCCACCCATCGCAATGAGCAAGCCTGTGACCAACTGAAATATGAAACTAATATCCATTACTTATCGTCTTGGACTTGGTCCGAAATAGAATCCCAGAATAGCACAAAGGGATGTTTGTCCCATATAGGCGAGGTGCCCAGAAGAGAGGATGATTGGATCTTGCGAAGATGGATAGGAGAGGAGTCCGAATAACCACTCGGTCCTACCCTCCCCTGTTGCATTTGTGATTGAGATAAATTCTGCTTGTGGGAATACGGTGCAGAGGAGGATGCACAAGCAGTAAGTCCCAATGCCACAAAAAGCAATAAACCTACGAGTATAAGAAACAGACTCTGAATCACCGTTTTCAGAAAGCTGCTTTTGGAGTCTAATGAAATTATCATTTGCTCGACTTTCGCGCGCGAGTTCAAGCTCATGCTTTTGCCTTTTATTTTCAAATATAAAGCCAAACACACCTTTGAGCATTGCACCCATAGCAGTTGACCCTCCACCTGTAAGAAGCATAAGGAAGACTTCACCCATTTCACTCTACCCTCCCAAACCTCATATCTTCCAGTAACTCCTCATGTTTTAAAGTTTGCTTTTCTAAAACTTCGATTCGCATGAATTGTTCCATATCGTCAGGCAATGCCCCAATGGTCCCCTTGGGCCAGTTTTCTGTGAAGAAGCTATTGCGTTCCACAGAATGCTTGAGTCTTTCTATTTCAAGTTCTAATGCACTTATTTGTGCCATAATTGAGGCTCCAGACCAGACACAAAACACCACACCTGAAATTAGTTTCAAGGCAAAGCCAGTATTGGTTTTCAAGCTGGATGACTCTGTAATTCCTTCAGACATAAGCAAACAACCACCCTCCTAGCTAACTTGGCTAAGAGGATGGAAATTCATAACAAACCAAACAGTTACGATTAGTCTATTTGGATTGTAAAACCGCTAGGTGGAACCTTAAATATGTCACCAGTCCCGATCTCGACAGGTGATGTAAGTTGTCCGTAGATCAACATGTTTCCACCAGTCTCTGCATCATAGAGTGCAATATGGGTAATTGATCCCCATGCGTTTTCTGCATCGCTCCAACGAAACTCATCATCATTAGTAGCTGACCCTGCGGCTCCAACAACAAAAGAACCTTGTGATGGATCTCCTACTCTGACTCTTCCATATCCCTGACCAGAACATTCAACACCAGCAGTGTTGTCAGTTGGTGCAGATGTAAGTAACCCAATATATGGTTTACCACTAGATAGTTCTATCTGTGTTCCATTTATAAGTCCTTCTAGAACTTTATTTTCTGTGTAATCTGTAGCTTGTGCCATTTAATTATCCTCCTTGGTTTGTTAAAATTATAATTCTTCTGCTCGTGAATCACTTACCTCTGTAAGTGACTCTCCTGAAATGCTTGCTCCTATTGAGACAGATGCTTCCTCGGCTACTGGTTCTTCTGTAATTACTTCTTCAGGTTCTACCTCCTCGTACTCAGGCTCAGGCTCAGGTTTAAGTGGCTCGACAATAAGCTTACCATTGTCATCAGTAATTTTGGATTCACGAATATGCTCATCCTGTCTTTCACCTATGACCAACCATGAGATTGTTGCTGTAGACTCAGTGTTTTGGCATTCAATAATTAATTTATTGCCTTCCACTTTTCCGCGCACGGCATCCCAGTCATTTTCATTAGATGTAAACACTTGGATGTCACGATTGAGTGCAACAAAAGTTCCTTCAGTCATTCCAGATACTGCATCAATATTTACTTCAGCTTTACCTGCTACCAATTCAACCTTACCTCGATAGATATTGTCAGCTTTTGGGCCTTCAATAAAAGAATGAACTAAGTGATGAGTTTCTGATTTCTCAGGTAATGGATGATCAATCTTAAAAGTTCCAGAACCCTTTGATAGATTACCTACCACATCTAAATCATTTTTGATAAGTACATCACCATTTCCATCAATGATCATCCTTTGGTTACCAGTGGAATTTGCTGATGATATGTTGTTTGATGGTGCTGTACCAAAAACAATCTTTGTAGGACAAACCATATGACTTGTACCCCAACCAAAATACAACAGGTTCTGTGTTGAATCAGAGACATGCATCATCATGTTTACAGGGGAAGCGTTATCATATCTGACACCTCCCACCCTTGATGATTTGACTGTATTATCTCCTCTTGTTCCTGAGGCGTTAGCACCTAAAGATAAAGTTCTTTGGTCAGTTACATCTAGTTTGAATATTGGACTCGTAGTACCACCAATACCGACTCGGCCGCTGGAGTCGATGTGCATGGCTTCTTCCAAAGCACCTGTCGATTTCCTTATTTCAAATCCTAAATAACTTTCAGTTGCACCTGATGTAGTGCTATCTCTACCTGATAAAATATTTGATCTTGCTCCACCACTATCAAATCCAATACGCATTACATCCGTAGTTGAGCCAGATATAATTGCATTTGGGCTAAATTCACTAGAATTACTATCAATAATTTGCAACTTCGCACTAGGACTCGTAGTACCCACCCCTAAGTTCCCCATCACTGAAGCTTCAGTGTCACTAAGATGTAATGCACTACCTGTACCCTCACCATCAAATACTCTGGATAAATCTGATGTGACTCCAGTGTTGCCATTATTCATGTGCAACAAGTCTTTGTATGTTTCTTTAATTTCCTGTCCTGTTAAATCACTCATTTTGCTTTTTCCCAATGTACATTTACATCATCCCATGATGCCCTACTTGCCCATGCGACCATTTCACCCAAAGCTACAAAACTCATCTTTACCTGCATGACTGTTGCCTGCCTAGATGCCTGTCTGCCTTGTGCGGTTAAATTAATTTCTGCGGAAGCACTACTTGTGCCTCTCACTGTTGCTTGTCTACCCCCTGCCACAGTTGTGATGCTAAGAGGGATATTATCTATTGCCTGCGACTTTTCTCGATGTGCAGTAATAGGACTTACATTGATACCGATGTGGTAAGCAATTACGCCTTGCTCAATGCCTTTTACGAACCCTATTCCAGTTGCTCGGAATTGTGCCCCTGTAAATAATTTAAAGTCTGAACTACTACCTCTGAATAAAACTGCTTGTCTGCCAGATCCATAAGATCTGATATTCATGACATGCACAACGGAATCAGCTTTCTTTACATAATTGCGAATGGAATCTGATTCTGTATCAAAGCGTATTCTTGTCGTAAATGCCTGACATGGTCTATGTGCGTTTCTGGCTGGAATATCATTCGGTACAAATATGCCTAGCTTTGTATCAACTGTGCTTGTCTTAAATCCGCTGACACGATCATACCTCTGCTCAGTAGGTACACTAGCACTTGCATTTACCCTGCGATATGGTTCGCTTGATATTTGATACTTTTGACCTCGGTCCTGCTGATGGTTTAATTTATCGACCTCACGCAAAAGCAAGTCAATTGCCTGCATATCCTGAAGCTGAGATTTTTCATGCTGGCCATCTCCAATAAGCCACGATTTGTAAGCATAAGCTTTAATTGCTGGTGCAAGAAAATTTGGCACTTTTTGGCCAGTTGTATTATGTGAATAAACTGGTGCCTCTGGCCTGTATTTTAAATAAACAAAATTAATATCACGCTCAGGCATTTCTACGAAAACACCTTCGTTTTCTTCAGTCCAATTTAATGGTCTTCCACTGGAGAACTTAGGGTCATCTATATGAATGCTTAATACTGTTCCTATCGTATCAAACCCATCTTGCTCAAAAGGAATGTAACGCTTTAATACTGGATCAATTTTTAACCAGTACTGATCATTAGTTGGTAAAATTTTATCGTAAAAGTAATTTACAATATCAATGTCGGTAGATGCATCTTCGCCTAAGTTAGCTATGCATAGATAGGTTTCTCCTTTGTAGACAACCCTAGAACCTATCTTATAAAACAATTCCTCCTGCCATTCAGGGTCATCATTAATATCACCAATTTCGTACCAGCTAAACAAGTCTTCTGCTGGTGCTGGAAATGGAGGATCAATCCTAGTTGAGATATTATATAATCGATAGTATTTACCAGCAGAGTGAACTTCGTCATTTATCGCGTAGTTCTTACTAGAATCATAATCTTCGCGAAAATATCTTTTCTCAATTTTTACTGCTTCGGACCAAGGATAGTAGTCCCAGCAATACCTAGTAGCATCATTGATGTATTCAGCTAAAAGAACTTTTTCGTGTGTGAGAACATTACTAGGATCAATTCCTGCAATGGCCGCTACTCCTGCCTCGACCTTATCGTAATCTATGCTTCTCACAAGCTAGATTCCTACTTTTGCAGATACACTTTTTATTTTTACGAGGTTACCGAATCGCTTTTCTATCCAGTTCAAGAAAGACTTATCTTTCCATATTCCTTGGCCAAGCTTACCCTCCCAAAAATAAAAAACTTCTGGGCAAACCTTCATGCGTACTCTACCAAATGAAAAGTTTTTTCTCTCTCCACCTGATATTCTTTTCTCGGCCTGCATAAGTTTGATTTGCTCATCTTCAGCATTAGCAAGCTCGGAGCGGTACATGTCGGCAAATTCTGTCCAAACATCTTTTGTGATGTTCTCCTTACCAACAATGATCTCTTCCGCTCCGAGCATATACTAACCTAATACCCCTCTAGGAAAGAGTGTATTTACCGTGGTCTAAACCACCTGAGTAAGACTTCAAAGAGAAGACGGACTCGATGATAGAACGGGGTCCACCACCAAGATCAGGTAATTCACGAACACTTGTTTCTTCAGCAAAACAGGCTTCTAATTGAGCCATGTTAAGAATGAACAATGTTTTTTGTCCAACTTCTGCATCAAACTGTCCAGAACCGTCACGGGCATCTTGCTCAAGGAACGAAGACAAATTAAGAGTAATTGTTCCAAAATCAGATTCTATGATATCAACCGCAGCACTTAAACGACCTTCGTCAGTGTCTCTGTTAGAAACAACAAGGTTGTTTGTACGAGGTGTAAACAAGGTGAAGTTAGAAATGGTTTTCTTAACTTGCGTACCGCAAAGACCATAAAAGGTTTTGTCGGCTTCCCCAGTTTGCTCATAGATGCTTTGTAAGATATCACGCAAATCCTCTTCCTTGGCATCGGCTGCCGCTGCTGATTTAATTGATCCTGCTGGAGTCAAGAAATCTGCTGGAACTGGAAGTGTAGATTGTGC